ATCTAGGCATGTTATAATGTGAAACGATAATCGGATTCTGAAACCTCCTGTTGTAAAAACCGGACACTTTTACCGGAAAAACAATGGTATGGCAGAGCGCCTGATTGAATGGGATTGAGCATAAGAATAATTTAGATTGCGGAATTTAGCAACATTTTCAGGAAATACCCCCATTAAATAAATTTTATCAGTGTAAATTATCAAAATGTCCACGCATGCTACAATGTTAATAAAAACTATCACAACTGATTAGTCAGATCTGAATTTACCCAGAAGTGAGTATTCGCGGCGACTTCCCTCAACTAACAGTGAATTGAGGGCTGAGTGCGTCCCGTTTCCTGCAGAAAAACCAAATCCTGACACATCCCCTTAAATTTAAATTAAAATCATAATCCCTGGACCAAACGCCCAAGTTCCACTATTTTTTTCATTTGCAATTACGGGTTGGGGATTTATGTTCACCAAATCGAATCATGCAAATTTTTAAATCGATTTGTACGTTGAGATTTGACGCTCCATTAATTTAATAGCCTATTAAATCATTAGCGAAAGCAAAAGAAGCACGATAATAAACCGTGCTTCTTTCTATTTTTTAATATTTCTAAACAAACCACATAAACCAATCCCAAATAAAAGCCATCCCGTTTTCGTATTGGCCAAGTCTAAGCCGAAAAGGCTTTTTATTACATCGTTGGCCTTTGGTTCAATATATAAAATCAAGCTAGCAACGACGATTACACAAAATGCCCAAAGCCAAATGGCAAAATTTTCCTTCATGAAAATATCCGGTTTAAATGAATTTGTAGCAATATATTCTTTCGCTTTGAATAGGTTGTAAATGAGGATCCCCAGCCCACCCATTACGATCATTAAAATATTACCCATTACCATGTTGTTTCTACTGCGGATCTCACCCAAGTATTGGTATCAATACATTCATAACGATAACCATCTGCCGCAATGATCTGGCCTTTTACACCTGTGGAGGTTGGCCCCGGAGCCGCAGACGAAGTGTTTACCAGCAAAGTATAAGTACTTGCAGCGAGTTGTTCAGTTAAAAGCCTCCCACTTGTCCCTGGTAATTCTATATCCACCCCAGTAGTTAAAGTACCCTGATATGGTCTAACAATGGATATATGGTGAGTGTCCCCAACCGTGTTTCTGAAAAATATTCGCCCGGCATCAAAGCCTGTAAAAACTTTTGGATTGCTTGAATCTTGGAACAATAAAGAACTGCCACCAAAATAGGATTGGCCTGTATTTTGTGTTATATATAACCCCTCACCATTTACGCCTAACTGATAATTACTGTTACCACCATAATATCCACCGACACCATTAGAACGCATGGTGCCATTAATATGAATTTTCCCTGTTTGCGGCGAATAATCATTTGGAGTTAGTATAACGCCAGATTTCTCTGTTAATAGTGTCCCACTTTCATTAGGTAATTCACAATCCCTGTTATCGGTTAATAAATTTGCTCCGATAGAAACTGATTTACTTCCTAAATATCCCGGACCTGTTAAACTTAACCTGTTTCTTTGGATGCCTAGAAATTCACCTTCACTATCTCCAAAAAAGACTTTTTGCCCGTTTGCATGCTGAAGAAATGCGCCTGTTGAAAAACTTAACCTTAAACCATCCATGGTAGTGCTGTTGCCACTTCCGTTTGTTATGGTTCCTCCTCCCGCCAAGGGTAAGTAATCACCCAAGTCGCTTGTATATGCCACTGTTGCATTTGTTACGGGAGTGGGAAATGTAACATTATGGCCTCCTATGATACTGCTTTCGGGAATTAAATTCAAGTACCCATCAGCCCTATTAAAACCTATTCCACTAGTTTTGAGTGATGCCCTGTTTCCAGTGGACAAATCTTGTGTTTCAAAATAATTATAGCCTGGGTACGCAGGATTGTCAGTTAAAACCATTGCCCCGTAAAATGTATTGTACGCTTCTCCTATAGAGGCAATTGGTGCACCTGCAACAGACTTAATGTTCATATACCCATTAGCTGTAAACGTATCATCTGAATTTTTCTGAAAACCTAAATTATTTGTACCCTCGTTTAGTGGTAGCGTACTTGTATTCTTTGTTATAAAAGTATTTTCATCTATAGTTTTTAATTCACCTCCATTATCTTGCCTAACAAGTAAACTGTAGTTTGAAGTTGCAACCGGTGGAGTTTCTACTAATTCGACTTTTGCACCAGATAAAGCTAATCTTTCAACACCACCAATATTATAGTTACCTAATAAAATTGATGAACCAGTACCTCCCATATTAAAAAATAGTTCCTTTTCAGCTGATATACCCATATTAGTCGTTGCTGCAATGGCAAGCGAACTCGAACTGGTTATATTTAATCCTGGGGTTTCAAATTCGTCATTATCAGTTATAGTATTAACGCGAACTCTGGGCGCGTACAAACCTTGAAACCTATTACCAGAAATCCTAATATTTGCATTATCCAGACTAATACTAGCATTTTGAGGCGTTGAAGGACTTGCATAAATAAACTCACCTGTAGGTGATACCGGAACATCTCCTTCATACAACCCTCGTTTTGAACTGCGTTTCATTAGTCCTGTATTGACATCCTGTACTAATGGGTAATGATTAGTCGATGGGGCTACATTTTCAGCTGCACTGCCTATATTAATACCACCAGTATTTCCTTCCGCTACGCCATAAAATTGAACTCCTCCGCTTCCTGAACTAGCATCTAAAAACGATGTGCCTCTAACATGAAAATTACCGGCTGGCTCACTCGTATTCACGGCTAATTGGCCAAATTTCCCTGTAGACAGTGCTAAACCACCGGATTGATAAGAGTCTGAAATAGCTCTTGTGTTTTCAACATAAGGCATACTGGAAATAGCCACTTGCTTCATTGCTCCGCTTGTAATATCTCTTACCAAAACAGAGTAATCCTCCGATGTTTGGATTGGCAATGTTTGCTCTAAATATATTTCTCCCCCTCTAAATCTAGTCCCATAACCATTTAACAAATCCCCATTTGACACAAGTATAATATTGCCTACTGAATTTATATATGTAGCCCCACTAACCCCATTAGTAACATTTCCTGCTAATGTCCCAAAAAATTGGTTTGCCTCTACATTTCCGGTTATGGATATTGCAGTTGTCCCATTTCCTGGATCTCCTATAAATCCTGTTTGGCCGGAATCACCTATAAATCTTATAGGTTGGCCTTCAATTAATCTCAATGTTCCTGACAGATCACCGCCTGTTGATGATAAAAAAGGTAATGAGTTTACATTTACATACTGAACCCTTCCCCCAAAGCCAGGAATAGCACTGGTAACCAATAGCCTACCATAGCCACCATCATAATCCCCACCATTTACATTTGGATAAAATAAATTGCCAGTAAAAAATTTATCTCCACCTACATCTTGAGCAGTTGTTAAATCAACATAATTTGATAAATCATTTCTATAGGCCAAAGGAATACCATCCCAAGTCAATCGATCTTCGTTAAATCCTGTAATCCACTCTATCCTTTTATGTGTCCCTTCACCATTGTCAAAATCCCAAGCCATGGAATAGCCCCCAGGTCCCCCATCAAATCTCGATGAAATCGTAGGCGGTATAGAAGGGTGGCCAGTACTAAAGATTTTTGTAATTAATCCTGGGGTATATAATGGGCCCGTTAAAGTCCCACCTGTTAATGGCAAATAGTTAGCTAAATCACTAACTGCGGCGTCAGTCCATATTTCTGAAACGGGGTTATAAATCCTAAGCTTTCCCAAGCTTGTGTTAAAAATAATTTTAACAGTGTTTTGCGGCAAGCCTGGCGCATCTAAACTATCGGTATCGCTTGTTGGAATACCCATACGCTTTAAAGCGATAAGATAATTGTCTACCTGCGAATAGTCGCTACTAGAACGTATTTTATTGGTTGGTGGTTGCTGAGCTGCTGCTGATAAGTCGGTTTCCATAAGAATATTTTTTTTCATTTGTGTTTTATCATATCAATATTAGAGCATTCGGTTTTCGCGCATATAGGTTTAGTCCCAGCACCAAAAGAAGTTCAGTTTAAGAAGCTCAAAATTGTTATTTAGTTATAGATTAACACGCAAGCATGTATAATCCTGGTATTATAAGTAGTTACCTCTACAGCGCTGTTTTTACAAAATCTCCAGCATCATTGATAGTTACCCTATAACGGGTACCATTGGGGGATTTTAATATAATCCCTTTTGTTAAATCGGTTACTTCAACATCACCGCTTGCTGTAACTTTGGCTGTATTTACTACATCTGTTGAAATAGCTACCGGAGCAGATATTGAGCCGTTACCCATGACTATTAGAGCACCACTGTTTCCAAACCTTAGTGTATTGTCATCTTCTTGGTAAATTGATGTTTGCGTGCTACCATCCGAACTGTATAAGTTTATATGTCCTTTCTTGGCTATGTTTAATGCGTTCCAATCAGAGCTAGCGTTACTGAAATTAACAGTACCATTAATATTTCCTCCACTAAAATCAACCGCGTCATGTGCTTTAAAATAAGCATCTCCTCCAGTCGTCCGCATGGAGTTAACCACCAATTCACCATCGTAAATATTTACGTTTCCAATTACAGTGCCTCCGGTTAAAGGCAAGTAACCGGATAAACGGCTATCGATATACTTCTTAGGCATTGCTGTCTGAGGTGTCGAGTTAACCCAATCATCATCACTATTGTACTCTAAACCAACTCCCGCCACTGCGTCATTGATTCTTATACCTTTATCTGTCTCAGTAGTATTCATAGCAATGCCACGTTGCCCTAAGAAACCGGCAACAAACAAATTCAAATCTGCCCTCGTTTCTGTAGAAGAGGCTTGTAAAAGTCCGGCAGGGCCACTATCATAGTCACCGTGGCCTATACTTGTAGCACCCTCATTCATCCTTAACCACGGTTGTACCGGGTCGGCCAAATTACCTAATTGAATGCCCCCTGGCTGCAAATATCCGCCAATCTGTATCCTGCCATTACCAGTATCGATCAACCCATTGGAGTGAGTGAATAACGAATATTTTTGCGCCTGGCCGATTCTACCGTCACTAAATTTTACAACGACTTGAAAGGGGTCAGCTATTTCAGCTCCAGGAAAGTTTGCATCCGTATTTCCTGCAAATGGAATAGCCTCGCCCTCAAATAAGGCTTTTTTCCCATCGACAAGCCTATATATCCCGCTGGCAGCTATATTAAATAAAAATGGGTTGTCATTGTTTCCGAAAAAATGATTCTCAGCTTGATACTTTGTGCTACCAAAAGAACCTGCTTGAATACTACTGTGATATGTCCCATGGCTTCTAAAATCAATTATACCATCAGGCTTTAAGGTTACGCCCGATAAGCCTCCATACGAAAACTCTAAATTTCCCGATTTTGTTTGGTCTTCTACCTTATTGATGAAATTACCTATAACCCATTTCCTAGGCATCAAAGTTTGTTCATCCACTGCGTTACTCCAATCAGAATCCTCATTATATCTTAATCCATACCCATAACCATTATGAATGCGCATGTCATTTTCCGAGGCCTTCCAGTCTATGCTCTTATAAGTATATGTACTTCCGTCTGGGTTTTGTACAGCTGAGCCTAACACTGTGTTTGTATTACTATAATCTGCGTCCATGGGACTTAGGTTAATGAATGACTGCGCTTTAGTAAACGGATATCTACCTGCACTTAAAACCGTTTCATTTGTACCTAATTGAAGGTAAGTTTTAAAATCTTTGTCCAATTGAAAATCCCCAACAGCATTATTACCTGACTTTCTTATAAAATTCCCGTCAGCGATACTATTCATTTGGCCTAAACTTATAACATCATCATTTTCTGTAGCTGGCGTTGTAACTTTAACATGGTTCTGTGATAGAATCAATTGTTCGCCATTCACACCAAAGCGCATCGTTCCTAAACCGCTATTAGTATAACTTATAAATTTAGCAATATCATTATAATGCGCACCGTAGAGATCACCAGCATTGCCAATTTGATACATATACAGTTGATTTTCGCCAGATATGAGACTAACCCCAGCAGAACCATCGCCGGTAAAGTTCCTTACGGTAACCCCAGGATTATCGTGCCCAGGAGTATAAAAATTAGTTTGCAATAAGCCGTCCAAACCTAAATTGCCAGCCTTGATTTCATTGCCAGTTTTATGTATAACGTTTTCTCCCAATACAGCAAACAAGCTATCAACTTGCGTTTTCTTATAATATGGAGTCAAATCTGAAACACCAGCATCACTCCAAGAAGTAGACAAAGGGTTATAAATCCTTAGCCGCCCTAAGCTTGTATTGTAGATGATTTTCACGGTATTTTGAGGTAAACCGCCCGCGTCCAAATTATCCGTTTCGCTAGTTGGGATGCCTAAGCGTTTTAAACCAATCAAATAGTTATCGACCTGTGAATAATCACTGTTAGACCGAGTTTTATTTGTTGGTGTTTGTTGGCCTGTCGCCGATAAGGCCATAGCCATCAGCATAATTAATAAATATTTTTTCATTTATATTTTATTTGATCAATATCAGTGCATCGATTCCACTCAATGTAAACCGGTATTCTTTTGGCTTACCATCCTCACCAGTAGTAAATGTGATGGGCACCTGTTCTAAACTACCATTCAGCCAAACGCTAAAATTGCCATAGGCCCCAAAAATTGCCTTAAGCTCTCCACTCCAGGGAAGCACATACTCTTCGGTACCAGAAACAGTGATTGGGTAGGCAAAAAACCTATTATTTACATTTTGCAGAAGGGCGTCAAAAGCCTCTTGATCAGCCTTTTCATCAAAACGGGCATCCAGATTTTCAATTGAACTTGCAGGAATAACCTGGTCTTTGTGCCAGAAGCTGTCCCATGTATCCCAAAATTGTTGTTGGGTCGGTTTTAAACCGGTTTTAAACCAGTTTTTTATCGTATTTAAAGTTTGTTTTGCCATTATTAAATTATTTAAGAAGATGCAGAGACATCAGGTTTTATTTAAGTGTATATGTAAATGATATATAGCAACTGGATGGGGTAGTTAGTGTTGGTCTTGTAGATACATCAGCTGTGCCGTCGCTTACTGTACCTTCTATAAATACAGGCCCCTGTAACCTAAGTGACCCATGCCCTGCCAAGTCTTCGGGGGTTGTAAAAGTTGACTGGTAAGCCATGGGTAAACTAATTTTAAAAGCTGAATCCTCATTAGCTGTGAAAGGCATAAAAGTGACATTACCGTATATTGTAATTTCATTACCCACCTTAGTATAATGGAAGGTACCTGCCGTAGCACTTGCAGTATTCAATCGAGCAGATAAAACTGGTGTATATGTCCCACTTGCATAAATAGAATTCAAATAGGCTGCAGACACCGCATTGGCTCCATTTGGAGCTCCGCCGCCCCCACTAATTCTTACCAAAGGTGCTGTTATTCCCCCATTGTCTATAGTCAGCACTGTACTGTATACTGAGGGGTTTGCAGCTGAACTCGTTTGAACTATTAAATTATTTGTTGCACTTGGCCCACTACCAGTTGTTACGCTTCTTATGATGTAATTAGACTTAGCTCCATTAAATGCGATTGTATCAGCAGAGGACTTTAAGCTGGTTATGCTTCCATTTGGTATTGTCACTTTTCCGGATACATTGATATTGTTGACTTTTAAAAGTCCATCAATATCTTGTGCGCCACTGAAAGCATTTCCACCATATAACTTAGCATAAGCGCTTACATCAGGTAAATCTTCTAGTGTAGCAAGTGTGCCATCCTTGCTTGGTAGCCTATTGGTAACATTGGCAGGCTCCAAGCCTCTTACTATTGAATTTTCATATCCACCCGATTTCATTCGGATATATGAGGGTGTCATCTCTAAACTGTTATTGTTATCTGTGCTGATGTTTACTGCTACGGGTGTAATCTGAATTGAACCGTTAGGCGTAGAAGTATTATATCCATCAAGATTTATTTGACCACCGCCGGCGCTTCCGTAAAAAGCAACTGTTCCACCGGAAATTGTTGCATTAAGTGATTCATCATTGTTACTTGAAGTAACACTACCTTTTAAATTAATATTTGCCGTTTGTTTTACATTGGCCAAAATATATCTATTCAATAAAAGATCTGTTTCTGCTTTGGTATAAAATTGAGTTAAATCTGCTTCAATAGCTGGCCTCCAATCTACACCATTGTGGATGTAGAGTATTTTATCAACTGTATTGTAAAATAGATTAACACGTGTACCACTACCCGTCAGTGTATTTGTAGCACCCGAGGGTATTTGCAGCCCTTTTAGAGCTGCTAAATAAGTATCAGCTTGCGTAAAAGCAGCATCTGCCCTGACTTTTAAAGGGGGCGGTGTTTGTGCCATTGTCATTAGGCTAACCAACAACATGGCAAAGATTAGTATTCGTTTCATATGTATTTTAGCTTATTAGCATCCAGTTGTGTCTCAACTGGATTACCGAATTAGTTGGTTTACTACATTAGCAAAGACGATTTTAGCAGATTCGTCCTTCAACCTTACCAGACTAAATAATTAAAGATGGAATTGTATTAGATCCTGCCGGGAGGATCAATTTATTGTGTAACATTAAAGTTTGTGCCTTTAACCAGCCGAACCAATTAAATAGTTTCGAGTGACTAAGCACTCATTGTTTTCGGCTATAGGAACATAATTTTGGATCTCCCCTCCCAATGGGAAAAGCTGGATTGTCCCTCCCTATTTCAACTCCCAAGGGAGCGTGGCCTCCCGGCTATAATCTTCTTGTTTGTATCGTATTAACGTAAGCGAGATAATCCTGAAATTCTACGCCAAAGCCTCTAATCAATGTCGTTTCCATCACCTGTATATCACTACCTGCCTGATTAAATTCAATACCTAAACCATTGATATTAGTTCCCGGGTCATTGTAGAGTATTGGCCGTTCTCCTTCAAGAGATAAACTACCGCCAGCGAGCTCAGATACTTCGTTATATTGTCCGGATTGACTTACTTCTAGTCCCATACCGCCTCCTAGAAGTTCAGTTGCTTCGTTTAAAACCTGCGTTCCGGCACCATCGTAAGTAAAATCAACCAATCCATTGATACCGATAAATTCATCGCCCGTAACATAGGCTTTTTCATTATAGATTACTGATTGCTCACCAGCAACAATATATCTGATGTTTGGTTGGATCTCACCAGTTTTTACATTATACTTCATATGCTGGCGGGGCTAAATTATTTGGCTGAATGGTGTAGCGTACCTGTGAAAATTTATGGTAAATCTTGAAGGGCTTAGACCTGTCGAAATTTCTATCCCCGTTTCCCCTCATAATTGCTCCTGTCGGAAAATTACCTTCATTATTGCTGGTAAGTGGTTGGTTTATCTCAAAATAGTTCCAAGGGGATGCCAAATCAAAAATTTTCCTTAAAACCCCGTCCCCAGTAAACAACAACTGCCCTTCAACACACTTTAAGCACTTGCCCATCGCTACAGTAGCACTATTATAGGTAATTTCAGCCTGCTCAACATAGTACCAAGCTCCAACTTCCAGGCTAGTACCTGCTGATATTGTTGTGGTTGCTCCATTACTGAATCGACATTCGACGTTCTCCCTTCCAGGCGCCTCCAATATTTCTACAACATAGGCATCAACTACAGTTGAGAAAGTACCTGCATTTCCCCTTAAGGATACGAATCTGCTGTCATCAGGCAGTATCTCCCCATTATACACGATACTTCCCCCCACAACCAGATATGGTGTGCCATCCTGTAAAATCTCACCTGCTTGGGTGGGTACATTTGATAAATCGGGTGTGCTATCAATGTATTCACCATTTCTATCTGCATTGTAACCAAAAGTTGGTAAAGACAAAATCCTTCTACCGGCAAGGTTTACAATCGGTTTACTTTCAATACTAGCGGCAAGATTTCTATCCGTAAGTCTGGCCGTATTCGGCGCAATGGTTAAGTTAATTGCAGTTGAAATATCAAGACCACTTTCCTCTACATTATCGGTAATTTTTAATGGAACAGCTATGGGTTTCGCTCCGATAAACGTACCATTATAATGCATGTTTTTAGCAGGGCTATCAAATGCCAGGGTATAATCACCTATTTCAGGATTATTAAATTTAGGATTGCCGAAGGCGCAATTTTTCCATCCCAAAAGATCGGCTCCATCCATTTTTGACTTTAACCAAGTAATTAAATCATCTATTGCATCAAACTCTTGAAATTGTTCGCCCTCAACATAGGCCATTTTAAACCTACAGTTGTTAAATAAACTATAGTCCAGTCTTGGTATCAAACCACCAAACTCAATCTCACAATTATCAAAAATTGAAAAATAGGCATTATTTAAAACATGATTGTGTTGATCGGCCGCTATAAAAACCCTTGAATTCACAAAAGTATTGTTCCCACTAAAGGGCAAAGCCAATTCGTATCTTCTGGCAAACAAAAATATTCTTGTATTATCAGAAAAATTAGTTTCATAGATGTTGTATTGGTGATAATTTGCTTGATTACTATATATATTGGCTTTAGTCTTATATTCGCAATAGCGGGATTCATTACAAGAAATTGAATAACTCGATCTAATTTTAGCACCGAAACAAAAAGACATGTTTATGTCCGATCCTGCGATTTCATTATCAACAATCACATTGCCATCGGCATAACAGTAAAAACCTTGTAAACCTCTATAAACCCCACTTGCCAAAATCCCATAATAATTGTTATTAGGTGTTTTAAAAGGGTACATCCTGCTTCCATTACCGGTTTCATCGTTTCCCCAATTGGCAAAATATGCATGGTTATCTCCTGGCGTTTCCCAATCTTCACTAAACGGAATATTAATCCCGTACCTATTTTTTACTCCCGGTCTTATTGACCAATTATATGTGGCGTAGCCCATTAGTTATCCCTCCCTAAAATAATTATGTTTCCAGATGCTTCATTAGCATCTTCAAAATCGAATTGAAAAAATACCCTATCCCCTGCATTGTAGCTCATTGGAAAAACAGGGGTTTCAAAATCACCCGCCCCCACTTTCATTTGTAGATCGATTATCCCTGCTGAGAAAAGTTGATCAATTTGGCCAGCCTTAATCATTAATATTGAATAACCAGTATGGGCCAAAATATTGAATTGAGTTTCATAGTGCTTTTTAACATCAGCAATTAGAATTCCTGATTTATATGGTGTCATCATTTCCGTATCACTAAGCCTATCTATAGCCTGCGCTGTTGTTGCCACCTTCGCAATACCAATTCTGACTTCAGTTGCCTGCTGCGTATTGACCTGGCTACTTCCCCAATTTGCTAGTATTTGGCCCGGCACATCAACCTTAGCCCTTAACTGATCACCAACTTCATATTCGTTGTCCTCAATAGTTCCTTCAACAGTAATCTCGAAACTATCTCCCCGCCTAACTTCACCCCCCAAGCCTGTACCTGATGTTGGATATTGTCCGGTACTTGCATCCCAATTACCTGCATACCTTAGCACATCGGTGGCAACCAAATCGGCATAATTCTTTGCGTTGATTTCCTTTTGATCGGCGTATTCCTTATTGGCAATCTGACCATTTTCTTCTGGTGTGGCGACGTTCATTCCCCTATTGCCATTAAAATCTATATCACCTAATATTTTGTTGTCCAGAGCCCTTACCATTTCAAGTGAACCTTGGGGGCTAGCAAAAAGTTCATCGACCTGGCCCTGCAGGTAAGCATCTCCGTTTGATCTTGCAGTGGACTCTGCCTCTAACTGTTCAATACTGACTTTATGGGCCAAACGCGCATCCATATTATGGGCATGATCATCAGTTAAATGGTTTTGAAATGCATCATCGTCAGCCTTTTCATCAAAACGGGAATCCAAATTTTCAACTGAACTTGAAGGAATAACCTGGTCTTTGTGCCAGAAGCTATCCCAGCTATCCCAAAACTGCTGCTGGGTAGGCTTTAAACCGGTTTTAAACCAGTTTTTAATCGTATTTAAAGTTTGTTTTGCCATTGTTTAATTATTTGAGAGAGATGCCAGTAATTTTCTAGTGGTTTGTTATTGACTGATGAGTAATATTACATCTCTTAAAAATGATGTAATCCTACTCTAAAAGCTGATAATCAAGACTTCTCCTTACAAGCTATTCTTCGGATAAGATTAAATGATTCCTGAATTAATGTTTAAGCAATTTTCAATCAGGATTAAATGAAAACCTTGTTTCATTAATAAAATAGGTACAGAAAGGGGAATCTTTAAAATTTATACCCATCCCTTGTAATTTAGTATCCTCGTTCACAACCTTTTCAGCCTCTGTTAACTTAAATTGTATTGCCATACCGCTTATGCCAGTAGCGTCTACAGGAATGAGAAGGTCATCAGGTGTTTGCTTAAAAAGTAGGGTTCCCGCCTTTATTTCTGATATTTCAGTTAAAAGGCCGACACCATTGCCCATAAAAACAAACTCCTTAACACCATTAATGCCTCTAAATAATTCGCCGACAAGGTATTCCCTATCGTTGTAAACAACATTTTTATCACCTATAACTTTATAAAGGATATTGGGTATAATTCGACCACTTTCAACACTATACATGAGTTAAGGTTTTAAGTTTTTAACCCGTATGGTATATTTTAACTGAATGAAGCGTGCATTGATAGGAAACTCAAATCCTACACCCCTTATATAATCAGGATCACCATTACCACGCAAAATCGCTCCCGTTCTAACATTACCAATATTATTGCTTGAAAATGCAATACCAGGCTGGTAATGTTGATATGCTTCATCTGTAAAGGCCTCAATCAAAGTTCCACCATCAGGAGATGTAAAACTATTTGTATCAATTGCTTTAAATGCCTTTCCTATATAATCGATACCGTTGTAATTTATTGTCCCCGTGATCGGATAATACCAATTGCCGGCAACCAAAGCATCACCAATGGATTTTATGGCTCCACCATTACCAAATCTAGCCATGATTGTATGTCTCTGGGGAGCTTCTAATATTTCCCTACATACGCCACCACCATCACTGGTAAAGGTAACTACAGCATCGGTTGTAAATCTTTCCCCAGGCTGAATAACTGCGCCATCTATCACAATAGCTGCGTCCTCAACCAGGTAAGGCGTTAAAGCTTCCAAATCAGTTCCAACACCTATCAAAACATTGCTTAAATCGGCTATACTGTCAATATATTGGCCATTTCTATCGGCATTAAATCCAAATATTGGCGCTTCTGCAAGCTCTCTTCCAGGTAAATTTGCTTTAACAACAGTTTCAATACTCGCATTAATCTCAGGATTGGTTAAAATAATACTATTGTCTTCAATTGTTAAATTTTGAGCGGTGCTAAAATCAAAATCACCATCAGTTTCAACCGCTCTTGCTTTGATTGGGCAAGCAATTGATCTAGCTCCAATGTAAGTACCGAAATACGACATATTTTTTGCGGGACTATCAAAGGCAAGACTAAAGTCACCAATTATTGGATTATTAAATTTTGGGTCCCCAATAATGCATTTGTCAAAATTTATAGCTTGATTTGGAAAGGCTAGTTGATGCGCTTCCTTTAGCTCTTCTATTGTTTCATAAACTAAATATTGGTCAGGGTTTTCTACATCGCCATTAAAGTTAAATTTACAATTGTGAAAGATACAAGTAGTCAAAGCACTCGCGATAGGTACATGAATATAACAACCACTAAATATCATGTCGATTGCACCCCCCAAAACACCTTCTCCAAACAATGAAATATGAACATTTACAAAAGTGGTATTATTGTTAACATTCAATACGCTTTGATGTATTTTATGTCGGTTGTATGGAACCATACTCAAACTATCATTTACCCATACAGTATTTTTTGATGGCCTACCATTATCACCAGGATTATCTAATGCGGCACAATTTTCAAAAACACAATCAGCGTACCCACCTCTGAAATAGTTAGAAAAAGTATTAATATTTCTAAACCTAATATTGTAAAAATTAGCTGTCCAAAAACTTGGAGACACGGCCCAATTGAGTAAATAACCATCAATAACGACATTACCGTCACCAATAATTCCACCATTAATAAAATATATATCCCTATATGTCCCACTGCCGAATATTGCTATATCATAGGTATCCTGTACAGGTGCAGCCGATCTGTATGGTTTCAATCTACTTCCATTACCTGTAGCATCATTTCCAAATAGAGCTATATAAACAAATCCATCAGGTCTGACATCATCAGGTGTATCGGGAATGTAAAAGTTATATTTGTTTGATACATTCGGCCTAAAAGCCCAATTATAAGTTGCCATAATTAATTGTATTTTCCACTAAGTATTACGTTGCATTGAGCAAACATTAAATCATCATAATTGAATGTAAAAAAAACCCTATCCCCTGTATTAAAAATGAATGGGTAAGTCTGATCTTCATTTGGGTAAGCACCTTCAACACCTATCTTTAATTTAAGTGTATTACAGCCACCTAGAAGGCTTGAATTGACCTGGCCAGAATATTCCATTAAAATAGCCTGTTCGGTTTCCCTTGTCATCGCTATTTGGAATTTAAACCATTTCTTTTCAGCTGAGATGGTTGCACCTGTTTTAGCAGGTGTCATCATTTCCGTATCACTAAGTCTATCTATAGCCTGTGCTGTTGTTGCCACCTTTGCAATACCAGTTCTGACTTCAGTTGCCTGCTGCATATTGACCTGGCTGCTTCCCCAATTTGCTAGTATTTGGCCCGGCACATCAACCTTAGCCCTTAACTGATCCCCAACTTCATATTCTTTGTCCTCAATAGTTCCTTCAACAGTGATCTCGAAACTATCTCCCCGCCTAACTTCGCCCCCCAAGCCTGTACCTGATGTTGGATATTGTCCGGTACTTGCATCCCAATTGCCGGCATACCTTAGCACATCGGTAGCAACCAAATCGGCATAATTCTTTGCGTTGATTTCCTTTTGATCGGCGTATTCCTTATTGGCAATCTGACCATTTTCTTCTGGTGTGGCAACGTTCATTCCCCTATTGCCATTAAAATCTATATCACCCAATATTTTGTTATCCAGAGCCCTTACCATTTCAAGTGAACCTTGGGGGCTAGCAAAAAGTTCATCGACCTGCCCCTGCAAGTATGCATATCCATTTGATCTTGCAGTCGACTCTGCCTCTAACTGTTCAACACTCACTTTATGGGCTAAACGCACATCCATATTGTGGGCATGATCATCAGTTAAATGGTTTTGAAATGCATCATCATCAGCCTTTTCATCAAAACGGGCATCCAAATTTTCAACTGAGCTTGAAGGAATAACCTGGTCTTTGTGCCAGAAGCTATCCCAGCTATCCCAAAACTGCTGCTGGGTAGGCTTTAAACCAGTTTTAAACCAGTTTTTAATCGTATTTAAAGTTTGTTTTGCCATTGTTTAATTATTTGAGGTGGTGCATCCATCTCACTATTGCTGTATTTCAATTTTATAACTTGTTCTTCTTTAGGAATTAATTATGCAAACAGCCCAAAAGCATATTTTTGAGTCAATGGTTATCTTCCGTTTTATGTTAACCAGGTTAACCTGCGCTTGAAATACTTAATGTTCCCTCATCAGTCACTATTATCCTGTAGCGTGTACCATTAGCTGACTTTAGAATTAACCCGCAGCCAATTTTAGAAATTTCAGTGTCTCCATTTATATCTAGGGTACTGGTTGGGTTTACAATGCCTATACCTATTTTCCCATTAGCTGTAGGCTGTATGGAAGGATTCCCTGAGGTATCCGAATAAGTTTCTTCGGCAAAAAGAATACCTCCGATGTTTATGGCATTGCTTGTAGCATTGGGCAGGGATATATTGGTACCAATGATGATATTGTTACTGCCAAGGCTATTATCGGTAAAAGTGCTGCCAGCCTTGTATCCAAATAAATTGGAGTAGGCTGCATCTGTAGCTTCATATCCTGAATTAAAACCCAAAAAATTAGCATGATATGCACCTGTTGCCTTAAAACCGGCAGACTGTCCTAAAAAGTTAGCATTGTTGGCATTTGTTGCTGAATTCCCTGCCCTATATCCAAAAAAGTTTGAATTATTGGCATTGTCTGCTTTATAACCCGTATAAAATCCCAGAAAATTGGCACTACTTGCACTAGGCGCTTCCATGCCAGCCGATTGTCCAAAGAAATTAGAATTAGATGCCGTCGTTGCATTATAACCCGCAGCTGGCCCCATGAAGTTAGAACCGCTTGAATTTATCGCACTTTTTCCCGCTGAGGGTCCCAAGAAGTTAGAATTACTGGCATATGTAGCACCATCTCCTGCGCTCGCACCTAAAAAATTAGCGTAAGAAGCTTCCGTTGCCTGATTTCCTGCACTTAAACCAAAGAAATTAGAATTACCTGCTTCCGTTGCCTGCATCCCCGCATTTTGTCCCAAAAAATTGGAATTAGAATCAGAAAAGATTGCAGTCCTTTTATCTGCAATTGAACTTCCAATCAACTTAACAGGAGGAGCCATCGTTGACCTAAGCCCATTGCGGGTTTCCCAAAGTACTCCACCCTCATCCCTTTCAATTGCACCATCCTGCGGTATTGTGGTTAAAGTTCCGCTTGGAATAATTAAAGGCGCTGTGGTATCCGTTCCTACTGCAAGGGTAAGATTATTTCCTAAGGTTAAAGCTTGTGTTTTTATCCAGGCCCACCAGTTAAACAGTTTGGAGCGGCTAACGATTTTACTGTCTTCAATTACGCCAACTGTGATCTGGGTTTCAGCATCTGTAGCAATAACCCCGGTCAATTTAGAATTAAGGGCTACTGCCTGTAAATTACTAACCGGCTTATCGATATCACTTGTATTGTCTACATTGCTTAGCCCCATATCTACCTTATCCAAGAGAACTGCACCAATTTTGCTGTTTACTGAAATTACAGGTACGCTTAGGGTAATATCGCCACTTCCCAGTAGCGAAATGCTATTAACTGTTTTAATATTCGTTCCACTAACAAGGGTTGCTTGTTTACCAACCAAACCATGAACTATTGGCGCATCTGCTGTTCCGCTTAAATCGCCCGCCAGTTTTATTTTCCCTTTAACTATCTCATCTGCATCAGCTACTGTAGCGTCGCTCCCTGCCTCACCTTTAGGTCCCTGGATACCGGGGTCTCCTTTAGGCCCCGGTGTTAGCGCAATGCCATTAACAATGATATCCAGTTCATTTTTGGTATATACGTTTTCGACATCTGCTTTTTGGGTTTCCAAATCTCCAACCCTTTGGGTAAGCGCAGAAACATCTTCGTCAGATAAATTTGCAAGTTTTGTTTTTTCTTCATCTGTAAAATCGTTGGACGATAAACCTTTTCCAGTTTCCTTATCGACTTTATTTTCAAGACCGTGTGCATTAGAATCCGTTAAATGCGCTGCTAAAAATTCAACATCAGCTTTTTCATCAAAACGGGCATCCAAATTCTCAATGGAACTTGAGGGAATAACCTGGTCTTTATGCCAGAAGCTATCCCAGGTGTCCCAAAATTGCTGTTGCGTAGGCTTTAAACCGGTTTTAAACCAGTTTTTTATTGCATTTAAAGTTTGTTTTGCCATTATAGTTTCATGATATAAGCAAATGCCAAATAAGGGGGCATGTTATTATGGGGTACATCGTTACCTAAAAAGTTGGAACCAATCTCCCTCCATTCATTTCGATCTCCTTCACCTGGATAAGATAAAGTACTGGTATAGTTAGAACTATCAACTATATTTAGCTGAAACCTTGTTGTAAAGTTATGCCTTGGCATTTCTTGGATAGTCAGTGCATGCTTCTCCTCTCCACCAACCTGTCCAACATAATAATTACTGCCTGCCCCTAAAACAAATCGATCTCTCAAATCGGGCGTACCATTTTGACCATCGCACAAGGCCCAACCTACAGGGATAACATTAATTGCCCCACTCCAAATCACAATAGCACCTGAAGGTAGTTGTGAATTTATTTTGTCGTTTAATGTTTTTACTGCTTTTGAGGTTGCCAGGGTATCCGCACCATCCAAATCAATTGCAGAACTTATCTGCGTTGGAAGATCCTTAAATGCTGCAAGGTTCTTTAAGCGAGACAGGCCTGTCCAGGGTATCGCATTTGTTCCTGTGCCAAAAGAAGCATAGCGGGTAAAAAACACCTCTTTAACCTGGCCATTTTCAAAGGGTCGTGTTTGTTTATCTTCCCGAACCACAATGTTGGTTTGGAGCAAACCACCTTTAAAGGGTAACACTTCATTATTAATAACCAGGTAACCATCGCCAACCGTGTTTCCGTTGGTTACACAACCAGAAAGGATATAATTGTCGCCCCCCAGGGCTGCAATGGCCTGCAGCGCTGTGTAAGCAGTTTGCATAAAATCGAGTGTATCGGTTTCAAGTGGAAAACCTCCTGCCTGCTGTAAATTTATTTGATTCATTCTTTTTCAATATTATAGCGTTTGCCCGCCAGTTTATAAAAATCTATCATTGCTTCTAACTGGTATTTATTATTTACCAGATCGAAATCTTGTGGGATGACTACCCTAAAATCGGCACCCGTATCGGCGTAATCCCCTACTTTCAGCAAATAATTTATGCCCAGGTATTTATGTTTTTGTTCAGTGCCGGTATAAATGTATTTACGCTGATATTTGTTGCCGTTTGCAATTTTAATTCGCCTCTGGCCAGCATCGAAAGCATCATTTAAGGTGGCGCGTAAATAACATACCTGACCGTTACGCGCCAGGCGGTATAAATTATCGAGCCTTTTATTATACCATTGCTGATGCAGGGTCGCAATTGGTGTTGCCAGGGCCTGCAACCATGCAACAAATACCGGTTTCCTTAAAAAGGTGGGGGTAAGCAGGATGACTAGTTTATTTATATCTACCTTATACCACATAGCTTATATTGTTAAAATTGACAACTTCAAAATATCCTGATACAGGTATTTTTTTAACTTCAATTGCTACGGGAGCTGCATAGGTTGTTGAATTTATATCTTCATTGATCCAGCTGCTTTCAGCGTTATTTATCTGCGGTATTAAAACCCCTTCCACTTCCTGAAGCCTATCTACCAAATGGGCCAATACCAACTCGCCATTGAAAGGCAATTCTTTTAAATACTGCTTTATGGCCTCTTCCACAGGCTTACCACCACTTATAATGCTATTTCCCTGTGCATCCAACACCAAGGGGTTGTAATAAACCGTCATGTTTAAGTATAGTTTATCCGGTAGATAGTTGATGGTGTGGATGGTTACACCTGCATCTTTAATTTCGGCGATATAAGCTTCAAAGCTTGCCTTTTGCTCATCGCTGATCGGACTTAACACCCCACCGTTTTCGGTAGCGATTTTTACGATTACAAGCCCTTCTTTAGACTCTGTTACTGCAGAGTACTTGACTATTTTACTTTGATCTAGTTGCCCTTCGCTAATGTTACTATTATCGTAAACATCTGAATCTGCTACCAAAGGATACCCATATTGAAAAGCCAATGCTTTTTGGCGATACCAACGCGCGGTATGCGGTTTCAATAATGCGATTTTATCATCTGTTTCTGCTTTATGGATATCAAACAGTTTTTCCAGTGCGTAAATGGAAAAAGCGATAACAAAGGTTATCAGTCTCCATACTGCGGTTTTACTGGTACTGGTTAATTCGGCTAAATCAGAATTACTTTCTTTAGCATTAATGATTTCATTTTGAATTTGTTCTATGCTTCTTGCCATTATCTTACAATAAAAGTGCTTAAAATCCTCATCTCCCCAATTCCGTAATCGGTATCGATAAGTGTTGCTGTTGCAGGTGTATAATTGTTGCTGGTGTAATAGTTTAAAATATCGGTGTCGGCGAGCAGATTTCCACTTACCGGATAACTGTTACCAACCATCAGATCATCTGTGATTGCTATGGCCGCATCGAAACTGAAATCCAGTGCTGCAACGATGCTACCGGTATGGTGCAGTACAAAATCCAGAACCGATTGATTATGTAGGGCTTTTTTAATCATGATGTTGTATTATTTAACTTCTTGTGCTTTTTAAGTTCATCGGTTAAGGCTTCTACTTTTTCTTCAAGTTCCTTAACCATTTCCTTTGTTTTATTTAACTCTACTATCGCTTCCTTAAGACGAAGCCCCAAATCGTCAACCATTTCCCTGTAGTACTTTAAAACCTTGTCTGCATTATCGATCTCATTCGCCTGAAGTTCAGCTTTTTGCTTATTTCGTTGAAAGAACCAACCGCCGAAAGCTGCAATAACTGCCGTAATTAATTCCCCAACATGTTGTTTAATAAATTCTTCCATTAGCTTAGCGTTGCATTAAAGGTTCCCGATACCGCTCCGTTTGGTGCGAGCAGACCACTGTTGTAGGTGATAGCCAGTTGTTTGATTTCCTCGATAATGCACTGGGCAAGTTTATCGGCTATTCTATCTAAACTGGCGCTGTAATCTTCCTGTTCGGTTTGCTCCGCTTCAAAGGCGGCTATGATTTTAGATTTTAATCTGTTTTTATTTAAAGCCATTTAATTCTCTTTTAAAAATTGTTCGAACCGGTTTTCGATAGCAGATAACTGGGGGGTATTAACCAGCGCAATGGTTGGGCCTGCATTGGTTGTGAACTTCATCGCTTTAATTTCTTTGATCAGATCAATCATCAAAGCCTTAAGTGTTTCATTATTTTTCTGCAGCAGAAAGCCATCTTTGTTGATTTCAAAAATCACCTCACCGATATGTAACACCATTTCCTCAGGCTCGCTTATAGCCGATACGAATTGCATACTGTAATCAGCATCTATAGGTGTTACAAGTACGGTACTACCCACCTTCGGAAAGAGATAATATTTCTGCAGTTTCTCATCAATAATGGCCGACAACCTTACATCTGTATGCAATATCTGCCCATCATCACAGGTGCAGGTGCCTTCTTGTTTATCTACTGTCTTTACCGTCATAATGGTGGTATCGGTATCTTGTTTACCCAGCAGTTTTATTTTTTTTGCGATCTCTTCGGTCATTACTTTTTGTTGGTGGTTAATTTATTGCCAATGCTAACTGTCCGCCTTGCGCCCCCGGTACCGTAAGTGGTTACTACCTTTTTTATGAAATAGCTGCCCTCCCGGTTGGGATGTTTTTTATCGATAATTTCCACAGCCATTGCCGGGCTTGCAACAGGCAATAAAAAACTGGTAATGTCTCCACTATAGCCCCCGTATTTTGCGATTTTCAGGTATTCTTCTGCCAGTTTATCAATCGAGCTTTGATCGGTAATCACCTTGCTAGTAAACTTAAACTCTTCGCCATCCTTATCTCCCAGGGTAGCAGTGATCTTTTTGTTGTCCCTGGTACATCCCTCGCATATGATCTTTACCCGTCTATCCTCTCCAGTTTTAAACTCGAGCTTATTTTCAATGATGTTGTAATTAAGATCATAGCTGGCTTTTTGGTTAATGTTGTTTAATTCCTGTAAACCACAGTATAACTCCCCAGCATCGTTCAGGTAAATTTTATAGATTTCCTTAAATTCATCTTTAATCTGTTTAAGGGCCTGAGCAGCATTTTTATCTTTGATGAGGTATTTTTGCAATGCCATTTCAGGAATGTTTGCGGCCAGTTTTAGATCTGTACCGCTCACAATACTTTCCAATACCTGTTTCAAAGTTGTATTGCTCTTACTAAAAGCGGCATCTTTGCGTTTCAACAACCAGGTGGCATCTTCGCAGTGAATTTCCATTGGAGTAGTACATTTAATCCGGTCTACATATCCGGTAAATTCTACCTTTTCCAATTTATCCTTATACCCCAAAACAATTTTAACCCGATCACCTTTTTTGATCGCTTCCTCGGTATATACCAGTTTCCCATTCCCCTCTTTAATCAAAAATTTTGTTGGCATTTTAATTACTGCGGTATCGGTAATCTCATCCACCGAACGCGTAATTTCTACGTTGTTTATAGTACTGAACTTATAAACCCCTATTTCAAAGTACCCCTGTAAGACGAACATTATTTAGTGCTTTGGTTACTGATTCATTAATAAATTTGGTCCTTTCGGATAATTCGGCGAAAAAAGGTATATCGCTCACCGCATTGATGCTGTATTTCTGTACACCTTCCTGTCCCACCATTTCATCGAGCTTAAAACTTTTAAGCACAATTTTTTTGATGTCAAACAATTCAAAAAACAAGTTTTCATGTACCTCAAGAGCCTCGTTAACCAGAAAGAGATCTTTTACTGCTTTGACATCTTCTGTTGGATACGCGCCATTTTCGCCAATACAAACGCCCTTTATTTCTATGTCAAAATCCTCAGTGCAGATATACTCTTTTACTGTTCCCGTTCTCCCCTCACCTACTGTTGCTGTTTCTACAATCGTTTTTTGCAATGAGATAGAAACCAGTGGCTCGTTAGGCAGGGTTATAATTTCGCCACTTTGCTTTTTTAAGCTCAGCTGCATAAAATATGGTGAGCCTGATATGTTTCCAATGTTATTCATATCAGGAAGATTGAACATACTCAGCTTTTTATCAAAGCCAGGGTATGGCGAGGCGATATAGCTCAAATGAGCCAGCGCAGTTAATTCTTTAATATTTAGTGTCATTACGCAGTTTGCATTAGTGTGATTGAGCCTAAAAGCCGGTTTAGTTCTTCCTCGAGCATTTGCCGCATTTTCGTGGCCCCTTCGCCTGAGTTAATGGTATTGATTACAATTTGATCCTGCATTTTGGCTAGGTTGATGGTAATATGTGAGGTCTGTGTCCCGCCTCCGGTAATACCACCAGCAACATTTGTTGGTTTACTGCCGCTTTTGTCTTTTGTACCTTTATTATCCCTGGCAAATTTATCGTATGAACTGGTATCCTGTCCGGCACCTGAAAGCCCGGAAGCTACCTTGCTCACATCTTTAGAGAAGCGATCTACATCAAAAGAAATCCCTAACTGATTTGCTGCACCAGCAAGCTTCTGTCCCCTTTGGGCAGTACCCCGGTAATATGCGTCCGTTTCTGTTTGATGCTCCTTTCGGAGTCTTTCGATCTCTGCCCCTGCTTCTGTTCTAACCCCCTGAAAAGCACGGTCCATCGCTCCACTCACATTGCCATCTAAGGCCATCCCAATAGCCTCGCCAAGGTTAGAAAAGGTGCCGACAATTTGCTCAACCACATCCTTGGCCTGCAGGTATATTAGGGTAAAACCGTAGACCATACTATCAATCCCAAAGTTAAAATCAGCACCAATTTGATCCCAGACCACCCTAAACATAGTCCCTAAGGCATTCCATGATTTTCCCCAACCATCAGTATATTTTACAACTAAACCGATGATAGTAATTAAAGCAATTATACCCAGTACCACCCAACTTATCGGGTTCATGGCCATTACCAGGTTAAATGCTGCCACTGATGCTACTATCGCAAAAATTGAAGGCGCTAGTGGTGCTAACCAATCAATTAGAGTTGCTACCCCAGATGATAAAAGGTCAACAACGAAGAGGGCACCACTTAAGATATCTTTAAAAACTGAAAGACTATCCCCTCCTTCATCTAAACCAAACATTGCCCTCAAAAAATTCCAGACAGAATTTATAACCGGTTGAATATTACTCTGCAAAATCTCGAAAAACCGGGAAATTACCGGAATATATTCAGCCAGAAACTTAAAACTAGTAATATCCTCAACTGAGTGACCAACCTTTTCCATGGAGCCGGCAATACCATTCATATTTCCGTATTCAGCTAGCGCGGTTTTCATGGCCTGACCATTGTTTTCCACTGTTTTTGTTAGGCCGTTGAATGACAGCTTAACTTTATCCCCGGATGCGGTAGCCTCCACACCTAGCTGTTTGAGAGCTTGAAAATCACCACCTTGCGCTGACAAGAGTGCTGATCCAATATCTTCGAACTTTTTACCTTTAGATGCCGCAAGATCCCCTAATGAGGTTAGCTCTGCTGAAGTTGGATTAATTCCATTTTTAGCAAGGTTGTCAAAGGACTCTACTACATCAGCTAGCTGAGAAGGGGATTTAACTGCAAATTGCGAGATCGCATTCATGGCGCTATCTCCAATATCGCGGGAATTAAATGTTTCGCCTAATGTTTCTTTAAAGCCGTTGTATTCTTCGGTTAACTCTTTAATCTTTTTCCCGAAGTCAATCAACTGTGAAACACCAAGGCCAGCTGGATTAATCAAGGGCTTACTGGCATTTGTGGTAATAAAATCTTTGACTTTGGTGGCTCCGGCCTTGACTGAATTTACTGTACTGTCATAAATTGCTTTCGCCCTGCTGGCGGTATTATTAATATTATTTATTCCCCTGGTAATCCCTGAGGCTATATTATTGATGACATTAGTATATATTGTTCCAATTCTGGTTGCCACAGTCCGCACAAAAGCCAAAGACTCATTGCTAAGCTGTTTAAACCTGTTCATTACCAAACCAATACTTTCAGCTATTTTGGCTAAAACAGGGGTTGCCTGGTCTCTTAAACTAATTATATATTCAACTGGATTCATTTATTATTTGGGCTTTGAAGCCTCGGCTTCTTGTTGTCTGATGTAGTGTAAGTTTTGCAATTCTTCAGCCCATTCCTCATCAGAAAGAGAGGAAGGGCTTTGAATGTGCATGTAGTATTTCAAAAAAGCATCTCCTAGCCTTACACTAATTTCAGCTAATGAATAAGCTGAGGTGTCGTCGGGATCGACGACAGCCTCAATTAGAGCTTTTTTAGCTGAGCAGCTTTTTGATTTTGTAAATTTTCGATTGCCTGATAAAGCGGAAACCTTAAGCTTGCATTGTTTTTATCTGCAAAGGCCTCATCCTTTTCGGTACAAATCAAATCAAACAGGGCTTCTTGTGTTACAAAAGGCTTATTTGATGGATTTCTCTTGTCGGCCAGTTTTAAATCTTCCCTGGTAATTACCCTTACAATACAACTAAATTCGTCGATTGTAATTTTAGAACCTCTGCTCTCCGTTGGGCTAACAATGGCTTCTGAATAATTAAACAGAGAGGCGATTTCCTTACGTGCTGATAAAAAATAATCATCTTTTGTTCTGATCTCTTCATCCCCACCTAACCAACAAGTGGCTAGCATTTCTTCAGCGAAACCTACGTCGCCGCTTTTCTGCATAATCGTAAATGCCCTTTTCCAATCTACCATTTGGGGTGCTCTCAAATAACATACCTTATCATCGATAGGCATTTGGTACACATCGGTATGCTGTTTTTTCCAGTCGGCAATCTGTTGGGTTGTAACTTTACTCATGATTGGTTATTGCTGAGTTTTAATTTTTGTGAATACGATTGGCATTTCTACCACCATGTTTTTATCGCCCTGTTTCATGGCTTTCTTTACTTCCGTAAATTCTACGTTTTTAAGAATATCAACCACTACAACACCGCCATCTTCAGGCACGTAAGTGATCACCACGTCAAATTTTAGTGATAACACATCACGGTTTGGTGCAGATTGTACCATACTTTCCAGTTCGCTCTGCCAAATACCTATCTTGCCTTCGTAAGTGTTTTTACCACTTAAAATAGCATGTGGATCGGAACCACGACCGTAAAGGGCTTCTTTTTCTTTTTTCACGGTGTATTCCACTTCTGTTACACCATTAATGATTTTTCCGCCAATGGCGATGCTTACATCGCTCCACGAATACTGTTTACTTCCAAATGTCATATTAGTTATTAATTGTTGTGGTAAAACCAATGTTTACGGTAATTTGCTTAGCATAACCCACTGGCTGTAATTTAATTGCAACCTGCATAATGCCGGTGCTTAAGATGTTTTGATTTTCGTCGATATAGACCTCAACGTTAGATAAGTTGCCTGCCGCAACCATTGTAGTTAAGGCATTTTCAACCTGACTTTGCCAGCTTTTTACAACCGCCGGATGGATAGTACCTGAGGCAGCAACTTCAACTTCATCCAATAAATTGTTAACTAAAGAAGCATAGGCTAAAATGATGGCCTTATCTAACACTAAGCCACGTGCAAGACTGTTAAAATCGTCTGTTTCGCTTGTTAATGTTAAGTCGTCGCTGAAATAGTAACCGCTCTTACTTACAAATGATCTTAAAAAGATGTAGCCCTTGTTATAAATGGCGTCCCAGGCGTCTTGCTGGCTCTCTACCTTTTCGCCATTTGTAAAGTAAGCGGTTAGACTCTCGACAGCTCCATCGGCAACACGTCCCAAATTTCTTTGTACAGGAGTTTTTGCCAAACGGCCTAATGCTAAACCAACTGAAGCCACTTTAGTAGCATCGGTATTGGCCAAAAGGCACGCAACCTTATTGAATGAAGCGGTAGTGTAGTCTTTTAGGTCGGCAATGGTTCCGCTATAGTTATTGCCCGAAATAATTACGCGAACTGGCATATACTTTTCGGCATAATATGTGGCCAAAGCCTGCGCTTTAACTACTGCAGTATGCACATCACCATCTAAACCATCTACTGCCACTTCAGTGCCGGCCGATTTTTTTAAGGCACCCAAAACACGGATAGCGCCTGCGGCATCTGCCAGTAATTTCTTAGCGTAAGTTTTGGTAACATCAAGCATTTCGGTGTAAGCTATATCCGCAGCCACCAACATTAACCAAAGTTCTGCCCCTTGGCCAGCTTCGGTATAAAACTGTTCTAACTGTTTGTAGATAAAGTCGTTTGCTCCACCTGCCACGATTCCGATGTTTTCTGCGTCGCTTAGGCTAAATAATTGATACGAAGTATCAAGTGTCAAACCCGGGGTGCCTGTTACTGCCTCACCGGTTGCAATAAGTCCGATAACTTTATCGCTTGTTGCTGGCTGTTGTAATAAACCGCCGTTTTGGATGTTAAATTTTACTGAAGGTAAATTCATTTTAACGATATTTAATTTATTTTTAATTTTTGTTTAATTAAGCGGTAGATCAGGTATACCATACTAAGCACAAGTGCTGCCCGCCCGAGATAAATCTGTAGGTTCTGCCATAAGGTTAAAGGCCTTATTACCTCAATCGGCGGGCGTATAATGGTTTCCGTCCTAAGTTCTTCTATGTACTGCTGTTGCCAGGTTCTAAATAGTTTTTGTGCTGTGGCATAACAATCCACCTTCAACTCATTTCCTTCCATTTTCACCGTTGGAACATTGAGGTAATTTCCAGCCTTCTTAGTTTCACTATCCACCCTTAGAACCGGCTTGCCACTAATGCAATCAATCCATGCCTGATAAAAACTACTATCTGGATCTGTTTGGATAATGGTATCGCGTTGTACCTGGGTAATGGTTTTGATTCTTAATACCTCGTTTGTGGCAACCTGCCTGGAACGGCAGGCTACCTGCAAACAAAGTACAATCAACCCGAAAAAAACTATCCTAAATGGCCTCATTTAATCTTATAAATGCTTTAATGGTTTTTATATTTCTGGTACGTCTTGCGACTTGATATCCTTCCCTGGATCCATCACCATTTGTATTTCCTTCAATGGTCTGGAGTAATTCGTTTTCCAACACTTTCTCAACAAAGCCCGTGTGTCCGGTACCATTGGGGTTGATCATAATAAATATATCTCCGGCCTTTGGTGTATGTACCGCTAGCTTTTTGCAGGCGATGTACTGATCGTTAACGCCACCAGTACGTTTTAGCTGTATTTTAGAACCTTTAGCATTACAATCCTGAAGCACACACCAGTATACAAATGCCATGCACCAGGCGTAGCCCTTACCAAGTCCTACAGCTTTTAAGTATTCCTCTACCTGCTTACCGCCATTGCTTCCTTTGGGGTACTCTTCCACTCCGATTTGTTTTTGAGCAACATTAATCCAATTCGTCATTTTTTCTCTTTGATTATACCCGGAGTTTATGTGTTTATTTCCCCGTTGTTAAGACAAAATTGCTACGATTTTGGGCGCAAAAAAAATTGGGTATCAGGCATTGTAAACGATTTAACAAGCGCTGTAAAGTACCTCTACAATGCCTGAACACGGTTTTTTTCCTGAATTAAATTTCTTGGAGATTTGTTGATATAAATAAATTATGCAAGACTTAATATTTAACACAGACCTAGAATTGGAACAGGGGGATTTCCTTGTTGGCTTCTCAGATGAGTTGCACCAAAAACACATTTTACTTGCCGAAAAAGGTGAGTACAAGCAATACCCTGAACTTGGGGTAGGCATTTTAAACCTCTTAAACGGAGAGAATGCAACAGCCCTGCTGATAGAGGCTAAACAGAATTTTGAATACGACAGGATGAAGGTAAAAGAGCTTAAGTTTACTGACCAGAACAGTTTACATATAGAAGCCAGTTACTAGGCATGCCGGTCATAAAAACAAACATGCAAGAGGATGCCATCGCTAGGGGAAAAAGGAGCCCCTACATGGCTTTGCGTTTAACAATTAAAAAAAGATTAAGACAATGACACCACGCAAAGAATTATTTTTGGCTGTAAAAGATAAACTTACAGCCATAACGGGTATTGAATATGTTGATTTGCATCGCAAACAGTTTGGCCCGGGCAACGAAAATTACACGCAATACTATACAGGTTGCCTGATTAAAATTTTACCCATACAATGGTCTACCATGGTTGAACAGCGGCAGGAAGCCGCAGCTACAATAGAAATAAAGCTATACACCAGGGATGGGTTTGCGGACCATATTTCCGGTACGACGGGAAATAGTGATGGGTTGGCAGAAATAGATTTGATTGATCGCATTGCAGCACAACTACAATTTTTAAAGGGCGATACTTTTAAAGCGCTGCAACAACTGGCAGAAGAAAATGTTGTTGAGGATGAGGAAGCTGGCGTTATGGGTATTTCGATTGATAAGCTTACTTTTTCGACCGTATTTTATCAGGTAACAGCCTCGAAATACACACCGCAAAAAATCACAATAGAATAAATTTGCAGCATTAAAAATAAGTTTTAAGCAAGCTTAGAGGCGTTAGTAGTACTGATGACACATCCCTTAACATCGTTTAAAACTTATTTAAGCAAGGCTTAAAGGGCGTAATTACCTTCGCCCTTTAAGATTGCCCTAACTGTACGCGGACTGATGTAAAACCGTTGTGCAGTTTTCTCTTCCAGAGCGTCTAATCGCCACTCGGGATACTTTCTGCACAAATCGTCAAAATAAGTTTTGACGTCCTGGTTACGTAGTTTAAATTGCTGTTTTGCCATGGTGTATTTAATTAAATGTAATTTATTTTAGTCGTTCTATAGGATGCTTACCAGGTGTAAGCTTTTTTTTTGAGGCATAGCCTGATTTTATTAAGATTGATTTTTTACTTTTTTATCGGGTAATTAGCCGATA